ATAGGACAGATGAGAAGTTAAGACAAATATATACGAGTGCAAGGGAACTTGCAAAGAGAAGAAGCTGTGCTGTAATTGCAATTTCGCAAGCATCTGCTGATGCACACAATAGAAATAGTATATCATTTGATATGATGGAAAACTCTAAAACTGGTAAGGCAGCTGAGGCTGATTTAATTGTTGGCATAGGTAGAAATGCTAACTCAGACACAGAAAATAAAATAAGAACATTATGTATAAGCAAAAATAAATTAAATGGATATCATGGTGAGCCATCATGTACCATTAGAAGGGCTATAAGTAGGTACGAAGTATGATTACAACAGTAGACGTAGAAACATCTTGGCAAGTTACAGAGACAGGTGGTTATGACCCATCTCCATTTCAACCTGATAATATTTTAGTAAGTGTTGGGATTAACGATGAGTATTATTTCACAAATCATTCTGAAAGAATAGATGAAGGATGCTACCATAAGATACAATCTACACTAGATAAGACTACATTATTAATAGGACATAATATTAAATTTGATCTTATGTGGCTATTAGAGTCAGGATTTAAATATAATGCTAGGGTATATGATACTATGCTTGGAGAATATATTTTAAATAAAGGAATAAGAAAAAGTTTAACACTTGAAATGTGTTGCCGTAGAAGAAAGATAGGTAGCAAAGATAGTCAGATAAAAGATTTTACAGATAGAGGAATACCTTTTCAGAATATACCTGTGGATATTGTAGAAAGATATGGTAGGATGGATGTTGAAATAACTAAAAGACTATTTGATTCTCAGATGGCAGACTTTAGATTAGATAAAAATAAACACCTTTTAATGACAGCAAAAATGATGAATGAATTTTTAATTGTGCTATCTGAAATGGAAAGAAATGGAATAAATGTAGACCTAGATAAACTTGCACAGGTAGAAAAAGAATTTAATGCAGAGTTTGCATACCTAAAACAAAAGATAGATAAGATAGTATACGAGCAGATGGGAGATACAAAAGTTAATCTGTCTAGTCCTGAGCAATTATCTTGGTTAATTTATTCTAGAAAACCTAAAGATAAAAAGGTATGGTCAGCATTATTTAATGTTGGTATTGATAAAAGCACAGGTAAAAATAAAAGAAGACCACAAATGTCAAGAGTACACTTTAGAAATTTGGTATCCCAAAATTCTAATCCTATATTTAAAACAACTGCAAGCCAATGCACGGGATGTCATGGCAAAGGAGTTATAAAAAGAACAAAAAAAGATGGCAGTCCTTTTAAAAATTATACAAAATGTTCTGAGTGTGAGGGTGAGGGATTTACTTATTGTAATCTTGCAAAAATTGCAGGATTTAGTCAAAGACCTAGAAGTATATTTGATATAGCTGAGTCAGGTTTTAGAACAGATAAACTTACTTTAAATAAAATTGCAGCTGAAGCAGAGGGTGAGTTTAAAGATTTTATAGAATCAATTGTAAGGCACAATGCCATTGATACTTATTTAAATACATTTGTTGTAGGAATTAAATCTTTTACAAATGAAAAAGGATTATTACATCCTAAATTTATGCAAGCTGTAACTGCAACAGGCAGGCTATCAAGTCGTGATCCTAACTTTCAAAACCAACCAAGAGGTAAGACATTCCCAATACGTAAAGTTGTTACTTCAAGATTTAAAGATGGTAAAATACTAGAGGTAGATTTTGCACAATTAGAATTTAGAACTGCAGTATATTTATCTCAAGATAAACAAGGTATGGAAGATATAAAAAATAATATTGATGTACACCAATACACTGCTGATATAATAGGTGTATCAAGGCAAGATGCTAAGGCTCATACATTTAAACCTTTATATGGTGGGGTAACAGGAACAGAAGATGAAAAAAAATATTATAAAAAATTCTTAGAAAAATATCCTGATATAAAAAAATGGCATGATAAATTGCAAACAGAAGCAATAAGATTTAAAAGAGTTAAACTGCCAACAGGTAGGGAATATTCTTTTCCTTATGCAGAAAGAACACCTTGGGGTGGATCTACATACGGAACTCAAATAAAAAATTATCCTGTTCAAGGTTTTGCTACAGCAGACATTGTACCTTTAGCCTGTATTAATATATATAAATTAATGAAAGAACAAAATGTAAAAAGTTTACTTGTAAATACAGTTCACGATTCTATTGTGGCTGATGTTTATCCTGGAGAAGAAGATGTAATGAGTAAGATATTTAGAGAGGGTACATCAAATGTAATACCTGCACTAAAGCAGTATTATAATATTAATTTTAATGTTCCACTTGACACAGAACTTAAAATAGGTTACGATTGGTTAAATATGGAGGAGGAAAAAAATGCGTGAAATAGAAGCATTAGAAACTATGGATGAATTTAAAGATGATACGTATAGTTCATTTTTAGAATATACAGATTTAAAAAGTAGATCTGTACAAGAGCCCAGTGTATTATATGTAAAGGAAGGGCATGAGTTTCTATCAGAGTGGACATACTTTGGACAGGCTGATGGATTATTAGTAGTAGAAACAAAAGGAGAAACAAGAATATGTTAGAAACAATTGTTGCTATTGTAGTTTTGTGGGCAATTTTAGGTTATTTTATTGAAGAAATTTTTTAAAATATGCTTGACAAAAATAATAAAATGTGGTATAAGGTAAATAACAATAAGGAGGTTCAATGACAAAAAACGAACTAACAAACATAAAAGGAATGTCTGATGAGCAAATCATGCAGGCAATAGGACAGGACGATGGTTCAAGCAGTGGTATAAATATACCAAGACTTGGAATAAATAGATCACCTGAAGATGACGATGGTAATCAATTGCCAGTAGGTCAATTTTTTGTATATGATTCTAATGTAGGTCGCAATGTATTTGCTAAACCTGTTACATTTAGACCTTTTATCAGTGCAATGCAGTATATGCATTATGATGCTGAAAAAAGTGAATATGTAAATAGATCTATTATATTTAAAAGTTGGAAAGAAGAACCAATTGATATACTTGGTGGAACTAAATGTGGTAAGATTCCATTTAAAGAAAGAGCATCTCTTGCTCCTGAGGAGTTAGAGAGACAAAGAACTATTAGATGTTATAAATTAATCTATGGTTTATTATCTTTCAAAGATGGTAAAACAGCTGATGGTAAAGATCATGTAGCTGAAAACTTGCCTGTACTATACAGAGTAACAGGTACAGCATTTGCTCCAGTAACATCTGCTTTAGATCAACTTAAAAAACGTAAAAAGTTAATGTTTAACTGTACGTTTTCTATGGATACAAAGCGACAGAAAAAGGGTGGTAATGTTTATTACACTCCTGAGATAAATGTTAATGCTGACTCTAACTTAGAGATGTCACAGACAGATATGGAAACAATATCCGTATTTCAACAGTCTATTGATGCTGAAAACACAGAAGTTATAGAGGCATATAATAAAGCAAAAGCAAGTGGCAACACAGTTTCAGATAAAGAGGCAACAAAAGTAGTTGATTCTTTAAATGAACCATTACCTGAAGATGTTCTATCAGCATAATGAATAATATCTTACACAAAGTACAAAAGTATTTAAGTCAGGTGTCGGATAATCCTGTAGCTATCTCTGATAAATTGGTTGAGGAATTTGGTGAGTCTTGCAAAGCAGCAATACGAAAACAATTTTCAGAGAAGCGAAGGGAAAATTTTAAACCTAGAATATCTAGTATAGGTAGACCATTGTGCCAGTTGCAGATGGAATCAAAAGGTATTAAAGGTGAGGGTCAACCTTATAATGTTAAAATTAGAAATACGTTTGGTGATTTAATAGAATCATTAGCTATATTTGTAATGAAATCAGCAGGAGTAGAAATAAAAGATGAACAAAAAAAAGTATCGTATAAGTTTGAGAAGTCCCAAATTGATGGGCAACTCGATGTTAAGATTGATGACAAAGTATGGGATATTAAAAGTGCGTCACCATATTCCTTTGAGAAAAAGTTTGGAGAAGGCGGGGGATTTGATGAGGTTGTTAGAGAAGATATCTTTGGATATGCATCACAGGGATTTTTATATGCAGAAAGTGAGAAGCAACCCTTTGGTGGTTGGATAGTAATTAATAAATCTACGGGTGAGTGGACAGTATGTGAAACTCCAGTTGTAGATACTGAGTATAAGAAGAAAGCTATAGATACAGCAGTAGAAAATTTTAAAGCATTAGAAAGTAAAGTACCTTTTAAAAGATGCTTTGATGCAGTAGAGGAAACGTTTAGAACTAAACCTACTGGTAATAAAGTTTTGGGCACAGCATGTTCTTTTTGCCCATACAAACTTCCTTGTTGGGGAAGCGGATTGCAGTTGTTACCACAACAGCAGTCTAAAGGTAAGAACCCAAAGTGGGTTTGGTATACGGAGGTTAATAATCCTAAGCAGGAGGAAGCGTCTGCGTAACTGGGTGAGAGTTAGTTTGAGGGGTCTAGCTTTCACCTTTACCGAAAATGTATTGTATAATTATAAAAAATAATAGTGATGAGTGGACAGTATTTACAAATGAAATTTGGGAAACAGAATCAGATGCAACAGACTATGCAAAAAGAAATAACTTTAAAAAAAACTTTGAATGGAAAGTTGTACCCTATGATAAAAAATATTTTAATTATTTATGACAAAGAAAAAAGATAAAATAAATTTGCTTAAGGCAATAAAAGTTTTAGTTACACCTTGGGAATCAGGATTTACTTGTGGTATATCCATGGATACTAAGACACATATGAGTACAGAAGAGTACGAGTTGTGTTCTACTATAGCAAGGGGTATGATTAAAATGGCGACTACCGACCCTCATTCAACGTTTCTATGGGGACTTCGTGGGTTTGCTGATGATAAGAAAACAAACAAAGAAGATCTAACTATAAGTTCTGTGGCAGAATTTGACGATGATGATAACGTTGTAGATTTTCTTAATTATTTAAAAAAGAAACGAGATAAGGAACTAAACTAATGGCAACACACTTAGTAATTGGGGATCCTCATTGCACCCCTAAAGCAAGCAATGATAGATTTTTATGGGCAGGTAAACTCGCTAAAGATCTAAAACCAAATACCGTTATTTGTATGGGAGACTTTGCAAGTATGGACTCACTATCTAGTTATGATAAAGGTAAGAAATCATTTGAGGGTAGGAGATATAAAAAAGATATTGACCATGCGCATGATGCATTGGAAAAATTTAATAAAGGTCTTAATGGAAGACGACCAAGAAAAATCATGCTACTTGGTAATCACGAAGATAGGATAGATAGAACAGTAGATGAAATACCTGAACTTGAGGGAACAATTAGCACAAAAGATCTTAAATTTAAACAATATGGTTGGGAAGTATATCCATACCAAGAACCTGTTGTGGTTGATGGTGTATATTATTGTCACAATTATCCTACTGGTGTTATGGGTAAGCCTATTAGTGGGGACAACATTGCTCGTTCTCTCCTTTTAAAAAATAAAGTATCTTCTACTGTAGGACATATTCATACGTTTGATTATGCTATGTGTGCCCTACCATCAGGTAGAAAACTTATGGGATTATCTGCAGGATGTTACTTGCATCACAAGGAAAACTATGCTAAGTCTACTCAACAAATGTGGTGGACAGGACTTGTAGTTAAACGTAATGTTCATAAGGGAGAGTATGATCTTGAAATGATAGAGTACAATAGTATTAGGAGGAAGTATGGAAGAAGATAAAGTTAATTCACCTACACACTATAAGTATGGTAAAAAAGAAACTATTGATGTAATACAAGATTGTATGACAGACGATGAGTATCACGGGTATCTAAAGGGAAACGTTTTAAAATATGTTTCGAGATATAAATTTAAAGGAGAACCTTTAGAAGATCTACAAAAAGCACAATGGTATTTAAATAGATTAATCAAGGAGGTTAAATGACGCATGGTGAAAAGATGTCTTTGTATGGTAAGATTATAGCACTACAAGAAGTTATGATACATACACAGAATGAAATAAATAAATTAAATAAACAATTACAGGAGGTGGAAGATGGGAGCAGTAAAGCAAG